GTCTGTCTTGTTCAGTTATATTCATAATATTCTTCGTTACTGACTTAGATTTAGTTGTTCCACCACTCTGTCTTTTCTTTCTACCTGCACAATGTGCTTTCTGAGAAAAACCTTTTGCTTTGGAACAATCTATACTTTTTTTATATTTTTTTGACCAAGTCATTACCCATATAAATATATTATATAAAAAAAGTGAGGAAAAATTACTTCCTCACTCTTACATTAGGGCCATTGGATGGGGTAGATTGTTGTTGAGCTTTTTTTATTTGTTTTTGCTCTTGTTCTTTTGCTTCAGATAATCTCTTATAATAGAACTTTCTGATGTGTATAGGCATTGAATAAACTTCTGATTGTGTAAAACCATTTCCGTAATAACACAAATCAAAAATTTGTTGATGTAGTAATACAGAATAGTTAATCGGAAGGCCAAAAAAAGTTAACGCCCATTGGTATGGGTCTTACCTCCTTCTCACCTGTCTGTGGGTCTTCATATTCAAATTCCAAATTGACATCAGGACTAATACTCCTAACATATTCTCTAAAAGCTTTGGTATCTCTTGTTAAGAATCTATTATTAACAAAGTTATTTATTGTTTGAGTATCATTTTTACCATCTACCGATAAAATCATATATCTATATCGTGTAGTAAGTTCAGAAGATGCACCATCCTTATTTAATCTCTGCATAGCTTTAACATCAGCATCTATCTTTTGTTCATCTCCATGAGTAAGTAATTTAAACTCCAATACATTTGAACCATGTGGTGTTGTAAAGGTAAATTTATTATCCGAATTCAATAATTCTAAATCTACTTCTTTAGTTTGTATTTGTGCTAAATCAACAGTAACTTTTGATTTTTCATCTAAATCATTCATTACTTCTATTTGATAATCACTACCATAACCCAAAATACGAGTAGCTAACATTATTGCATTTTTATCACCAATAATGATGTCATTTGGATTTATTTTTTTATCAACTATTATAGACTCAAATAGTTTATCTAATACCACTCCTTTTTTGATTAAGTTTTGAGATGCTAAAATTTCTTCTTCTTTAGCAGTCATATACTTTATTTCTATTTCACCACTACTAAGTGGATTTGACTCAGGATAAACTTTACCTTGAGATGGAAGTGATATTACTTCAGTTGGATATTGTAATTCAGACATAACGTTTGTTTATTATTTATATATAAATATATAAAAGTAAAAAATATTGATTTTTAGACATAAAAAAAACCTCTACCTTGTGAGTAGAGGTTTTAAAAAATAATGATGAATTAAGTTTAGAATTCTAATATTGCGTAATCGTAAGACAATGTTAGTGAGATGTCTGATGGGTCGTTAGAAGCCCAATCCAAGTCATTAAAGTTAGCAGAAGTAATGAAAGCTCCTTTTAATGTAAATTGTTCTATCTTATCACCAACTGGTCCTAACATATAAATTTGAACATCTTTCTTATAGAAGTCAGCATAACCATCACGACCTGTAATAGATTCGTGAGAAAGTCTTACCCACTCCATTACCGCTACTGCACCTGATGGTACAATTGGGTCATATAGTGTAATTTCTATGTCTTGCCATTCACCTTTGCCTTTAAGTTGTCTTTTCACATTAATGTGGTCAAGAGTAACTTTTTCAAATTGAATTGACGGTCTGTTTGCAGTTTTAATCAAATATGAAGGTATACCATCGATTTCCATGATGAAACGATTTTTCATCTTCGGTTCGAAGTTGGTATAAAACATATCGTTAAATTCTAATACTTCTGCCATTTTATTTTATCTCCCTTAATTCTTATATAAATATATTGTTTTTAGTTTTTTAACCTGAGAACGTTGCACCTGTTGGTAATATGTTAAAGTCAAGTACAATGAACTCGGCAGTTTTCGTTGGTTGTAAGAAAATCTGACCAGCCATTATATTTCTATCAATAACATCAGGAGTATTATTAGTTTCATCCATAACTACACGGAATGCGTATAACCCTTGTCTTTGTTGTATTCCTTCTAAGTAAGGATTAACAGTATTCAAGAATTTAGACCTTGTAGTTGCAGTGTTTTGTTCGAATACTAAATATCTTGAAGTAGAAGCAATATACTTCTTAACTTTGATAAGTAATCTTCTTACGTTAATTCTGTCAAGTGCCGAAGCTCTATCTTGTAGTGTTTTTTGACCGAATGCTACAATACCTTCACCAGGGAATGTTGCTATTGGGTTTACTTTAGCTTCATATAGTGAATCTCTTTCAGATTGTGTCAGTCTGTTTAGAACAGATACTGCACCAACGATACCACCACGATTTAGACCTGCTGGTGCGAACCATTCAGCTGCAGTAGCGTCATTGGCTGCATAAATACCTGGCATCAATACTGATGGTGGTACTGCCGTTAGTCTATTTGTTCTACTATCTATTGTTTTAACCCAAGGATAGTAAGAACCTACATAATTTGAATCAACTGCGTTTGCTTCTTGAATAGCTTGTGCAATAGTGTCAGTTGTTGCTCCACCTGTTGTAGAGTCGTAAGTTACACCAACAAGGTCACCGATGAAGAACGCATCTTCACGTGCCTCTACCATATCAACAACTTTGTCGAATACATAAGAGTGTAATCTTCTAACAACACCAGGTGCAGTTACTAAGTTAATATCGAAGTCATCTGGATTAGATACTGCATTGATTGCTCTTACATAAGCAACAGAACCACTCGCAGTTGAAGTTGATAAATCAAATCCTTGAGAGTTACCAGCACCAAACTCTTCGTTTGTGTTTAAGTTTTTCTCACCAGCTTTTAGTGGTTTTACTGTTGGAGCAACTCCATCAAATCCACCTTGGAAACCAACTGAGAATTGACGTTTAGCAGTATCAGCGGCAGCTGAACCTGTCATCTCATATTCAAATCCATGATTAGAAACTACAACTCCACCTACAATAGCGGTAAGGTTAGTAGCATCAAATGCAAAGTCAGTATTAGCACCAACAGTTGCACTTACAGGTGTTGGTTTTAGATAGTTTCTGTTGTTTAATTTAACAACTGCCGTATCGAAATCCATACCTGAGAAATTAGTAGTTGAAGATGCATTGTTGTCAGCTGATCCTGTTGAGTAGATTACTGCTGGTACTAATGATTCATCAACACCTGTATAAATTGGGTTAGTGTAAGCACCATGTCCGAATGGAGCAGCAGTTACTGGGAATGAACCCTCTGGCTTACACTCTACTCTAATGTAACTTGAACGATTTACATAATCACCATTTTCGTTCATTTTACCATTAGCGTCAATTGTTCTATTTTGGTCACCAATTACTTTCTTGATATAATTTGGTGAAGCTGGGTCTAAGTTAACGTTGTTAAATGTTTCTAAGATAGAAGCTCTTCTGTCTGTGTCAGAGAACTTACGAACTAATACTGAGAATGTTGCATAATCAGTAGAGTTTGATTCACCAGCCGCTTTTACATTAAAAATAGAAACTTTAATGTCTTGGTTATAATAAGTTCCATCGCCTAAAGTATGGAAACGGAATAAATCATAACGTTGGTCTGATATAAGTTGTGACTTAATAAAAGGAGTAGTGGCATGAGTCACATCTTGTGAAAAATCTTGTGTAGCCATTTCGATAAGTTCTACTTGAGAACCACTATCAGAAATGTATGTAGTTTGGTCAGTAGCAGTTTTTTCAAAATAAGAATAAACATACCCACCCTTTGTACCATATGGTGATGTACCGAATACGTCACGAATGTCTTGGTTAGATGAAGGTAGTACTGATGCAGAACCTTCAAACTCTAACTCAGAACCACTAATAGTGAAATCTGATGCAGATGGTTGTGAATTTAATACTGTTGCATCGTTAAAACCTGTGTCTAGTGCTCCTCTTTCTGTAATGTGGAATGAACCTACAATCTTTCTACCACCATCTGAACCCGATACTGCAATTGCAAATGGGTTAGCATGAGTATAACCACCTATGTGGCCTGTTCTCACTATTGTTACTGTTCCTGCTTCACGCAAATAATTTTGGACTGTATATCCTGTATAATAAGAACCATCGGGTGTACCGAACATTTCTTCAAATTCTGCCTGTGTATTGACTACCGTTGGTACAAATGCTGGTCCTTTTTGGAAAGGCCCTATTACTGCAGCACCAATTTCACCAACACCTTGTGCTAAGAAAGAAAGGTCATTCTCTCTTGTGAATACACCAGGTGATACTATCTTTTCTGCCATTTTACTTTACTCCTAGTTAATTTGTGTAAAAATACACATATAAATATAATTTAATTTTGGTAAAGAGTGTTTTAATACAACACTCTATACATTTAATGTATGATTTACTCGATTTTATTCAGATTCTTCAGTAGAATCCTCTACTTGTGGAGTAAATACACCTGTATCAGGATCATAACTACCATCCCCATACTTTTCATTTAATGATGCGAACAATTCTTGTTCTTTTTGAGATAACTCACCATGTCTTTCTAGTAATTGAGTTTCAAAAGTTTTCAATTCTTTTAATCTTTTTTCTTTTTCAACTCTCACTTGACCAAGTTGAGTGAAAACTTGTGAAACTTCTTGTCTTAGAGTTAAGATTTCTTGCTGTTCTTCGTCTGTAAACTTTATTGTATCTGCCATTTTTTTAATTAAGTGTTATTGAGATTATATATATAAATATATACAAAATCACCAAACGTAATTTTTTTTTTATTTAGTAAATGAAACGGCCGTTGTGTAAGAACCTTTCAAACCATGGTCTATTGCTCTTACTCTTACATAATAAGTACCACTTGATAAAACAGGATTGCTATCAAAAAATGTTGCAGACCATTCAGTTTCATTTACTACAAGTGAGTTGAAACTTGTACTTGTGTCATCTATTTGTATATCATAAGCAGTAATACCTGTATCACCTGTTGATGAAGGTGCAGTCCAAGATATAATACCACTGCTCTCAGAAAGACCAGTTGGTGCACCAGGTGCAACTAGGTCAGTATGAGTGTTACCACCTTTGTTATGGCTAATAAATCCATTTGATAAATAAGTGTCTTGTGGTTCAACATCGATAGTTACTATTTCTTCTGTTCCATTTTGTATTTCAACATCAGTTACTATAATTTCTTCTACAGAACCACCATTATGTTTAACAAGATAATCACCAACAACTATTCTATGAACTTGTTTAAATTTAAATAAATTATCTTCTGAATCTCTTACTAATACAGGATGTTCTGGTGTAGCTATTAATTCACCACCATTTACTGAATACATTTTTTTAGCAAAAGAGAATACTACATCTCTAACTGTTACCGTTTGAACATCAGTCATTAAATTATTAACCGACCATCCTAAATAATCACCTTCTTGTTCTCCTAATGTATTAATTGATATACCTCTTAGTTCCATTCCTTCTTCTACATCACCAATTTCAATTGTTCTACCACCAGGTAATGTAACTAAAGTATCTACAGGCAAACAAAGAGCAGTTGCATTTCCATCATAAGAATCTACTGAATAAACTGTTTTATCTATATTAGTATCATAGTTTGTTGCACTTACATTAATTCCATCTGCAAACTTTACTCTTAATGTATGTTGTTCTACAGGTTGTAATGCAGTTTGTGACCCACCACCCATGTCACTAATATCAAAAGTAGCTTGATAACCGGAGTTTGTATTTAAACCAATCTTAGACCCCACAGGAACACTCCATGTAAAATTACCTGAGTCAGCTTTAATATTATCGAAAAATGAACCTGCCCCACTAAATTGAACTGTATATGTTTCTGTGGTAGATTCAACTGCGTAAGTAAATCCACTTATTGAATCTATACTATTTATTTGAAATGCAGTCATACCAACATTATCACCAGCACTCACAGAACCACCTTGTGCTTCAATTACTGCTTCTAATGATATATTTCCACTTCCTGTATCGATTCCTACCGCATTTGCTAATTTTGCTAATGATACGTTGTCACCTGATGAAAATGCCATTTTATTTTACTCCTTATATGTTATAAATATATAGTAATTCATTAATCCACTTTTCTTTATTAGAAAAGTTTTTATTTAAATAACTTTTTAATGAATTAAACCAATTTAGTTTACTTTCATATGTTTCTTCTAATATCCTTTGATAAATATCTTTAAATTCTTGTTTATTACTAGCTCTATATGGATATTCAAAATCTTTACACCAATATGTATTTAGTATTGGTAATTTACCATAATCTACTGCTTCAAATATACTATATCCAAACGGTTCATATGAAAAACTTGAGTGAGATACACCCCAATCCATATCGTAAAATGAATCTTTAAAATCAGAATTAAAATGAAAAATTTTTGATTTAGAAAAATCATATTTTGCTGCATTTTTCCATACTGAATTAAATTCTACTGAATTTGTAAAAAAATAACTTTCTAATCCTTCTAAATAATGGGGGTTCTTTCTTCCTTCACATCTTGAAGCAAAACCTATTTTATTATAATCTGATAAATCTCTATTTACCTTAAATTCGTAAAAATTTGGTATATCTATAGTTTTTTTATTTAAATTATATAAACCTACCCATATATTATAATCACTCCATTCCATTACCTCTTGTTCCCAACTTGAGTCTAAATAAGGATGCCATCCAAAGTTTGCATCTGTTGCTAGTTGTGATTGTAAAATATGAGTTACTGAGTTGTGTAAAACATTAGAGTGTATCTTATCTTTATTATCTAAAATTGGTTTAACTGGTGTATAATGACCGTGTAATATATTTATTCTTCTTGCACCATTACACAAATCTTCAAACTTTTGAATATCATCTCCATGCCAATACGCTTCAATAGGGAACTTATAATCTTCGTGTCCTTTTGGTTTATTTCTATGAAGAAGAAGTATAGGTTTAACATCCAATTTTGGTGCAACTAACTCCATCCACATATTCACCCACATATCAGTACCAGCATTTACCCAAGGGCCACCACCAGTTGTGTAGTAGATATCGTACATAGTTTATTTTTTTACGATTATAATTCCACCAAAAGTATCTGAAAATACTACAGTCACTTGATTTACTGAGTTAGTAGTAATTGAAAATGGCACTTCTTGTTGTGAAGTTGAAGTGTTCCAAGCTTGGACTATTGGATATTGTTCGTTTAAGTTGTGGGTTATATCATAGGAAGATGTACCACTAACTGTTTCTTTATAAGTTGTTAAATCGGTTATTTGTGATGAACCACTTATAATACCACTACCACCTAAATGTTCTATTGTTTGTGAAGAACCACTTACTAATCCACTTGGTAATTGTTCGGATGATGAAACAATACCACTTGGTATATTATTTAAGTTACCATAATCTAAATAGAAAGATGCAGGTTGTCCATTTAAGTTTGATGAATCACCAGCTTGTGCATTTACTATATGACCACCCTTAGCTACTACTGCAAAACCAGATTGAGTTGATGAAAGAGTGACTGACACATTATTATCATCGGTTAAAGATACTGATTCTGGTATGATTTGTTCGTCATCATTATTATAAACAGATACTAATATATTCTTTGTACCAAAAGAGTGATTAATAGTAAATGAAGATGTATTAGAGAAAGAACCTGTTACTGTTGCTATTTGTGCAACATCTATATTGGTTAGATTACTACCATCTCCACTAAATGAACCAGTAAATGTAGAACCACCGTCACTATCACCAAAATTATCACCACTTATTCTACCTGTTCCAAAGTCGGTAGCTTCATCAAGTAATTGAGTAGATGAGGATATAATACCACTTGGTATATTTGTTAAAACTAAATAATCTGCTCCACCAAAACCACTTGCTTCAGCTGATGCTGATATATACTCATCAGTTATTACAGATGTTATTTGTGTCGAACCACTTACTGTACCTGTTGGTAATGTTTGAATAACACCATCTGTAAAGTGTGTTGAACCTGTGTGTAGTGATAAACTACGATTAGTCTCAATAGTACCACCACCTTCAAGACCTTTTCCACTACCAATAGTTATACTTGAATGGTCTATGTGTTCATTGGCAACGTAATTTAGTGTAGAGTCATGGTCTATTTGTGATGATTCAGAAACAACACTATCACCACCAATTTCTAAGAAAGTATTAAATGCACTTATTTGAGCAGATGAAGAAACAACTCCGTCACCAACTGTATTTAGATATCTATCATCTAATAAAGTGTGAAGTTGGGTTGAACCCGATACAACACCATTTGTGGCAGCAATTGAACCAGTTATACTTGTAGTTTGAATATCATCCGTAATAACTTGACGAATGTATCCTTTTCTCCAATATTTAGTAGCACTACCTAAGTCATAATAATCATTTCCATCGGGTATTAAAGAACCACTAAACTCTGCCGAAATAGTTACAGAATCACTTGGATTATCTCCAATAAAGATATTACCACCTAGTGTTAAATCACCATTTATAGTAGTATCACCTTCTACTAATAAATCATTGGTAACTTTAACATATGAAGAAGTTACGGCAGCTGAGATGTTTATTGAACCGGTTGTTAATGAATCAGTAGCTACGATTTGCTGAATCGATGGGTCTCCATCGTTTTTCTCAAAAAATATTCTACCGTCATAGGTATTAATCGCTAATTCGCCTAATTCTAAATTAGACGTAGAAGGTACTTTACCTTGTACTGCGGTTCTCTTTAACTTTACTACTTGTGCCATATATATGTGTTACCGTTTTCATTATATATATAATTACTTCGGTTATTTGCTCTTTCTAAAGAGAAGTGTATGTTATTTTTCTAATTTTTCTAATCTTGATTCTAAACTCTCTATTTTTTCTTGTTGAGTTTTTACAACCTCTATTAAAAGACCAGTCAATTTAGAATAGTCTACACCCTTATAACCATTTTCTCTATCGTGTACTAATTCAGGAAGAACTTTTTCAACTTCTTGTGCAATTACACCCACATTTGGAGTTTGTTTTGCAGCTATTGAAGCTTCTTCGTTCCATTCCCAAGTTACACCTCTAAGTTCTTTTACTTTTTCTATTGGATTTGAGATAAGTTTTATATTATCTTTTAATCTTTCATCAGAAGATTGGAATGCTACTACATCACCTGTTGCAGCTATATCACCTGTTACTTTAAGTTCAAATCCATCACTTACTGCTCCACCAACACCTACTGTACCGAATTGTACTGCCGATGTTGTTGTAAGACCACTAACGGTTCCTGATATAGTGTCACCACTAAGTGTCATGTTAATACCAGTTTGACCTGTTGTGTCAGATACTGCTAAGTTGGTATGAGATGAAATATCAACTTGTCCTGCAGTAATTTCTTGACCACTTATAGATAGATAATTACCACCCGTTAATGTTACATTAGTTGAGTTATCAGTACCAGCAGGATCTACACCTAAGTTTGTTCTAGCTCCAGCTGCAGTTGAAGCACCAGTACCACCTTCTGATATAGGTAAGTCACCAGTAACATCAGTTGCTAGGTTAATTTGATTTCTCGTTATTATTTGTCCACTTATTGTAATATAATCAGGTGTACCACTAAGTGTTACATCTGTTGAGTTATCAGTACCAGCGGCATCTACACCTAAGTTTGTTCTAGCAGTGGCTGCGTTTGTTAAATCAGATAAGTTTTGGTCTTTTTGTAATTTACCACCTACTGTTGTTGTTAAAGATGTAAGAGCATCTTGGTCATTGGATAAAGAAGATGAAAGTTCACCTAAAGTATCTAATGTTGAACCAGCCGTTCCAATAATATTATCGATTCTATCTTGTACGAATGCGGTTGTTGCTATTTTAGTAGAATCATCTGTACCAGTTTGTGTTGGTGCAGTTGGGTTACCTGTAAATGTTGGTGAAGCAAACATCGTTGCTTTTGATTCATTAGTAACATTTCCTAAACCAACATGAGATTTCGATACACCACTAACTGTTCCTGTAAATGTTGGAGAAGCAAACATAGTTGCTTTAGACTCATTAGTTACATTACCAAGTCCAACATGACCTTTTGTTACACCACTAACTGTACCTGTAAAGGTAGGACTAGCTAAATTAGCTTTTAAATTAAGTGCAGTTTGTGTTGCAGTAGATACTGGTTTGTTTGCGTCAGATGTGTTATCTACACTACCAAGTCCTACGTGCGATTTAGTTACACCACTTACTGTTCCTGTAAATGTTGGAGAAGCAAACATAGTTGCTTTAGACTCGTTAGTTACATTACCAAGTCCAACTTGAGTTGCAGTTACACTATGTGGGTTTGATGTACTATTTGTATGACCACTAAGTGCTGATTGTGCTCTTCCCTCTGTAAAGTACTCGTTAGTACCTTCAGATACGTTTGAAGTTGTTAAGTTTGATACATCAGTAGCTGCATCAACTTGTCCTAATGTGATTTCTTGACCACTTATAGAAAGGTAGTCATAAGTACCTGCTAAAGTAACGTCACCTGAGTTAGTACCTGATGTACTATTAAGAGTTGCTGCTTCAGTTTGTCCAATTTCTTGGTTACCAATTTTGATTGTAGAAGCATTTACTTCTAATCTACCAAATGAACCTGTTGAAGTACTTGAACCAATCAAGTTTCCTTCGAAGTATAGGTCTGTACTTGCACTTACGATACCAAACTCTACTGTGTCTGATGTACCAAGTCCTAAAGTAGTTCTTGCTGCTCCTGCATTTGCATCATCTACTAAAGATGCACCAAAGGTAGATATTGTTGTATCATTAGGAACGGTAAGAGATTTAATACCATCTAAATCTGTTACTTCTGAATCCATTAGGGCACCAGCTGCAGTTACATTTGCCGTGTCGGTTACATCAGCTGAAGCTTCAATACCATCTAATTTAGTTTTATCGCCATTCGCGAAAGCTCCTTCAGAAGGTTTAGGTTGCAATGTTGAAATTGTTACTCCTTTAACCCCAGCTAAATCTGTTAATTCTGAATCCATTAAGGCTCCAGCTGCAGTTACATTCGCAGTATCAGTTACATCTGCTGACGCTTCTATTCCGTCTAATTTAG